CCGGAAGGAGAAAGAATAAAGTATAGTGGGATGAATGAAGCCGTCAGACAATTATATACAAGTACGGGTATTAAATTTTATGCAGCAGGAATTAGTAATGTGTGTAATCCAAAACTGCCCCACTGCCAAACCCACAGAGGATATACCTTCCAATACCTGTAAACACTAAACGGTACGATAAACCTATTTATATAGAGATTATAAAGAATTACTTATGGCCGGTAACAGAATAACAAAAGATGATTATGATAATAGAGTGAAGCAATGCTACTCCCTTCGATTTGATAATCAAAATACATTTGGAATAAAAGAGTGGTTGGCCTACTGTCAAGAAAACTATTCGGATAAATCACAACAACACCATTGCAAAATGTGGTCGGATGCCGGAGGATTATATCAAGAGGGGTGGAAAGAAAAACTAAACCGTTTATTAGAACCAGCCTCAGATGAACTATATAGACTTCTATCCTCAGAGGATGAAAAGATCAGACAAAGAGCTCTAGACCAAATAATGAAGTATACAGGTAACGATATCCAGAAAATACAAGCAGAACTTAAAGGGGAGATTGTAATTAAGTTCGGGGACGAGTAATATGTCATTAACAGTAAAAGATATTAATGCAAAATACAAAGACGGTAAACATCATGTGTATATATACGGTAACTATGCAGGTGTAACCTGTCGACCCGGTAAGAGGATAAAGGAGCATAAAGGTTTAGGGAGAGACGTTACAGGTTGGAGAGTTATATTCTCTCACACTTCAAGGCAATTATGTGAAGAATTAGAAGCTTTACTCCATGATACAGGGTACAAAGGAAGAGGTATTGCTAAAACAAGACATAGTTACTTATAATGAATATTCAATTATTTACCCCCTACCCAAAACAAAGAGAATTTATAGATTCTTTTATAGACAACGAAAAGTTATTTGGTGTGGTGGTAAGCCCTAGAGGTTCGGGAAAAACCTTATTGGGTATAAACATGCTTTTATTTTGGTTACTAGACAACCCCAAAGCTAAGGCAGGGTGGGTGAGTCCGGTATACTCACAAGCCAAGAACGTATTTGACACCATTACCCAGTCAGCCAAAGACATAATACAATCTGCCAATAGAATGGAAACTACTATAACCTTTATCAATGGTTCGAGTATAAAATTCTTATCCGGTGATTCACCTGACAGCATTAGAGGATTTAGATTTAAATTCCTTGTTATAGATGAAGCTGCCTTTATAAAAGAGAGGACCATAGACCAGGTTATCCTACCCACTTTAAACCCATCAGGAAAGAAATGCTTATTAATCTCTACACCTAGAGGTAAGAACCACTTCTATTCTTGGTACTTAAAGGAACAATGCGTGTCTATGAAGTTTAAATTGGAAGACTGTCCATATGTTAAGAGTGAATTAATACAGGCGGCTAAGACGAGTTTACCTCCCGACCTATTTAGACAGGAATTCCTAGCTGATTTTGTAGATAGTAGTAATGACGTATTTGTAGGAATAGATAAAGTAGCTACAGTAAGAGAATATACACAAACCAGGCAAGAAGCCTTTATAGGTATTGACACTGGTCTTTCAGCAGACATGTCAGTACTAACTATTATGTCTCCTATAGGAAGAGTGCTGTGGGTGGAATCACTTAACAAAGAGAATATATCTACCATAGCAAATAAATTTATAAACATTTTAAACCGATATATCATTGTAGGTGGTTTTATAGAGGTGAATGGAATTGGTAGAGGTATGTATGACTTGGTGGGACCATCCTTTAGAAAGATTAAAGAGTTTAATACCGACCAAGACAATAAAACGGAGATGGTTAGAAAATTAATATCGGATATTGAAACTACTACCGTAGAATTACCCACCCTAGACCTATGTCCGGAAATACATTCTGAATTTGGTTCTTATACCTACAAGCTATCCAATAATGGTAAACTGTCTTTTGGACACAACCCTGGTACCCATGATGACTTTATTGACAGTCTATTACTGGCTAATTACAGTAGGGTTAAATTTATGGATAGAAGACCACTTACCATTAGATCCATTAAACCCAATTCTGGGTAGACACTTTACAACCCCCGTACACTATTTATTTACACATGAAGAAGAATTATCAAATTGAAGTACCCGATTATTTAACTGTAGACCAATACGTTCAAATGAATGCGTATAAAGGGGATAGTAATTTTGGTAGAATAGTACACACAGTAGCCGTGTTGACTGGACTGGAGAAAGAAGAGATAAGAACCTGGGATGTAGAATCTCTAACCAAGGTGTCTAATTTATTTTCTGACCTAGCCCAACACCACAATGAATTTCACTCCCTATTGGAATGGAATGGACAGTTGTACGGATATGCAAATGTTAAACAGGCGTCACTGGGTGAGTATATCGACATAGAGAGTTTATCTGAGAATATGGAAGACAATCTTCACAAGATAGCTGCCATCCTGTATAGACCTGTTGCCAAGCATAGATTTAAGACTTTATCTTTTGCTTACAAACAGAAAGTAAAAATGCTTAACAATGACGTAGAAAATGTATTTGATTGGTATACAGTAGAAAAATACGATAGCGTGAAGAGGAAGGAACAAGAAGAGGGTATGAGAGACTTTCCGGCACACATCTTATTAGGAGCTGTTAGTTTTTTTTTAAGCAACGCGGTCCTATACTTGAATCATATTCAATTTTCCAAGGGGGAGATAACGGAGAGTCACATGAAGAAGACGGAGAAACTAATTCTACAAAGTCTTTCTCAGACCATTGGAGCTGGTGGGGGACTATTTACAACCTCAGTAAGTCCAATATATTATCAATATCAGGGGATAAAACCATTACAGACATTAATTTCTTAACTGTGTGTAATTACTTAGAGATAGATAAAGATTACAATAACGAAGTAGAAAAAGCAAATAAAAGAGCTTCAAAATAAAAGATAAGATATGATTATAATAGTAACAGTAATAGTAACCTTCCTAATATTAGTAGCAGCTTACATATACATGCTGTATAGCGGTAGGGTAGAGGATGACAATAAAAATTATATTCCAGATTCAGTAGAATATAGAGTTAAACGTCTTAAAGAAGAAATCAAAGATGTTAAAGAAGCCATTAAAGAGGTGGGTAACCAATTGGGAGATATACCCTCGGCTTTAAAAGGAGAAACTAGACCAGGACGTAAACCAAACAACAAGTAAGATGGCAAAGAAAAATACAACCTACACAATTCCGGACAATAACCCACTATCTATAGAGAACGTCTCTAACAAAGAGTTAGACCAATCGTACACCAATCTATTAGATATACAAGATCCTTCGGGAGAGACAGGGATACATAGCTTAGCTACGGTGATAGAGGATGATTTAAGGCTCAAAGTAGTTTACTTTAGAGATAAAGGGTATGACAACAGCCGGATAGCCTCTCTACTACAAATACCTAAATTACAAATAGATGGGATTAAATAAGAACGTAACCTACGAACATATTGTAAGTCAATTTCAATTAGCTTGTGATGAGCATCTTGCCATTGCCTCTTTTGATTCTGGTACTATAGATTATTTAGATGCATCTGCCGTTAATAGACTCTACCCTTACATCTTTTTAAGACCTACGTCTACCGTACAGGCCAATAGAGTAAGAGTGTTATCTTTTGAATTGTATTCTTTAGACCAACCCAAGGTAGCTTCTTCTTCTAACATACCTGTGATATCCAATACTGAGTTATACATGTATGATTTAATGGCTTGGTTTAACTTTGGTCCTACTGAGAGACAACAATCTTGGGAGGTAGACTTGATATCTGCCATACCTGTTAACGAAGCTTTTGAGGATAGACTATTTGGGTGGATGGGTAATGTGACTGTTACAACTCCTTGGATAGAAGATTATTGTGCTTATCCTAAATTATAATGAATATACCTCAGGCATTACTACAGATTGGTAACCTAATAAAACAGGTAATGGTTGGCAAATTAAACTCTACCACTAAGGGTACAGGTAATTTAGCTAGATCTATTAAATACCAAGTCGAAGAACCACAACCGGGTAACTACGTATTGACTCGTAGCATGGAGGGGTATGGAAATAATGTAGATGCCGGAGTTAAAGGATGGAAGAATAAAAAAGGTATACCCTCCCCAGACTCATTATTTAAGATAGGACAATTTAAAAACAAGACAATAGCAATAGCGTCAGGATTACCCTACCCGGTAAGATACGTTATAGCAAGAGATGGTCTAGCGGCTAAACCTTTTATAGTACCCTCTATACAGTCGGTAGTTGAAGGGGAGGGACAAGAACTTCTTGTACAGGCTAGCATAGATGAAATAAGTGGCATGATAGATTTAGGAGGTAACAAAAATATTAAGATAACAGGATAATGGCCGTAGAATTACTACAACAACCTACCACACCCAATGTAACGGGTACAAACCTAGTTTACACTTTAAGTAGTTCTGCTGCTGTAAACCCGCAATTTAGATTTGTAACTGACATATATCTATCTGGGTCTAATGAGTATGTTACTACTGTAAAAAGTTACGCCAATGCTACTTTAAATTCTATACAGGATGTATCTAGAGAGTTAGGAGATTTCTTAGAATACGATCAATATTGGAAAATAACTGGATCACTCTCTCCCGAGGAAAGTGTAAGAACCTTTAACCTTAAATTTGGTGAAGAATACGCATTATCAGTAAGTGGTAGTAGAACCACCTATACCGGTAGCACAGACAATTATTTACAGGTATTCCCTGGTATAGTAAACATTAATGACGGTATTGGTTATAACTTTATTTCTAGTTCAGAATATACCCTATTAACTAACAGGCCAAATAACATTCCAGCAGCAGTAGGAGACTATATTACTATATCGGTATTAAA